CACGGGATATATGATCCCGATATGCCATTCGGTTTGTACATGTGGGAAGCCCGTTCGATGTTGGAAGGGTCTTTTTTGCGTGATGTCGATATGCGCCGTGATCTGATGGAACTTGCCGTCAATATTGCCAATGTTCAAAACGCAAAGAACCCGAAGCGGTCAGTGAAGACCGGATACAAGAATATTGATAAGGCCGAACAAAAGATACTAAAACGCAGTGGCAATCGAGAAAGAAAGCCTGATGTAGAAATGATCAAGAAACTCAATGCCGCATTTGGAGGTGGTAGCTAATGGCAAACGTAGTCGCAACATTCACAGCAAACATCGCACCATTCCAATCAGCAATGGGAAGCCTAGCGACATCAGTCAAAGCTGGCACTGACGCTGCTTCTAATGCAGGCCAACGAGTCGGTGGAGCTATGGCAAGCATTGGTAAAGCGAGCACGATTGCGGGTGTTGCTGTAGGCGCTATGGCGGCCGGAGCTATCAAAAGCTATGGTACTTTCCAAGAGTCGATCAACAAGGCAGCCGTCATTGCTGGTTCCAGTAATAAGTCGCTGAAGGGTGATATGAAGGACCTTGAAACAGAAGCGCTTTCACTAGGTAAAACTTTACCTATCAGTGCTGAAGATGCCGGCAATGCGATGATTGAAATGGCTCGTAACGGTGCATCAATCAAGGACTTGAAGACTGAGTTTCCGGCTATTGCCAAGGCGTCTGCTGTTGCTGGTGCTGATCTAGCGGGTACTGCTACTACGGTCCAGCAGGCCATGAACATTTGGGGTGGAGGCGCCAAGAACGCAGCTAAAGACTCGGCTATCCTAGCATTGAATGCTAACATGTCTAATGCCGAAGTTGAAGACATGGGACAAGCGTTTGCTAACGTTGGTTCAACTGCTGCCACGTTGGGCATTGGCATTAAAGACACCTCAACTGCAATCGGATTAATGAGTAATGCTGGTCTTGGGGCTGCACAAGGCTCTCAAGACTTGGCTCACGCATTAACTCTGATGGCTCGTCCGTCTAAAGTGGCTGCTGGCGAAATGCAAGAATTGGGCATCACTTACACAGACGCTCAAGGAAAATTCAAGCCATTCCCACAAATTCTAAAAGAAGTGGCTAAAGCAACTGATGGCATGTCTAAATCCCAAAAAGTTGCGGCATTGACTAACTTATACGGTGCTGCGGGTGCCAAAGCTATGCTACCACTGCTGATCCAGACAGAGAAGAAAACTAAAAGCGGTAAATCCGGTTGGGATGCTTACTCTGATTCTCTCGGAAAAGTAAGCAGTTCATCCAAGGCCGCAAATAAATATCTGTCTGACAACTCTAACAACATGACAAAAAACGTTGGTCAGTCACTTGCTCAGATGGGAGACGCGTTCGATGCTGTTATCAAAACTAGCATTGGTACAATTGCACCGCAAATTCAATCAGTGGCTAACGCATTGGGCAATTTTGCAACATGGCTCAACAAGCCCAAAAGCCCAATGGCTTCTTTTGTTAAAGGCTTGATTGCATGGTCGCCAGTAATTGCGATTGCATTGGTGGCTTTTGGCCTATTGTCAAGTGGGCTAGGGAAGCTGATAAAAACAATTAGTGCACCAGTGAGGCTAATTAAAGGATTAGGAAAGAGTGCGTCTGGGCTACCTAAACCGATGGCTGCTTCTGCTGGTCAGATTGCTGCCATGGGTGCAAAAGCGGCCGGCGCTGGGCTTGGAATTGGATTAGCAGCTGCCGGATTTGCCGCATTGGCATTCGGTGTTGCCGCTTTGGCAAAGACTGGCACTGCTGGCCTTGTGGCATTGGCAGCTATGACAGCCTCGATTGTTGTCATTCTGGCCGTTTTGAAACTGGTGGCACCAACACTAACTGCAAACGCAACTGGGCTTCTAGCCATGGGTGCAGCGGTTTTGATGGCATCAGTTGGTATTGCTCTATTGGTTACCGCATTAACTAACTTTCAAAAAGCAGGTGGCAATGCAACAACGCTTGTGCTGGCCATTGGGGTTGCCATCGGTGGCCTTGCATTGATCTTCGCTGTTGTCGCACCCGCCTTGACTGCTGGGGCTGTCGGCATGTTAGCGTTTGGTGCAGCTGTCTTACTTGTCGGTGCGGGGATTGCATTAGCAACCGCTGGACTTGCGTTATTGGCTACTCAACTGCCGACAATTGCAACCTATGGTACTTCTGCCGCTGTCGGCATTCTGGCATTAGGCGGAGCACTGATTGTGTTCGGTGCTGGCGCATTAGTTGCTGGTTCCGGTGCTATTGTACTTGGAGCAGGACTAGCAATTGCTGCTGCCGCCATTGTGCTTGCGGGAGTTGCAGTTGTTGTTCTGGCTGCTGGAGTGGCAGTATTGGCAGTCGGCATTGCATTAGCTGGTGCCGCAAGCTTGCTACTTGGTGCCGGATTAGCTTTGGTGGCTGCTTCTGGAGCCGCTGCTGGTGGTGCATTACTAGCTGCTGCCGCTGCTGGTGCTGCCAACGCGGTTGCTGATGCGGCCGGTGCAGTTGCTGCTCTGGCATACGGAGCTGCCTTAGTTGTTTTGGCTGCTGGTGGTGCATTGGCTGGTGCTGCTCTTCTGGCATTGGGAGCGGGCGCATTAGTTGGCGGTGCAGGTCTTGTTGTTCTTGCTGCTGGCATTGCGCTTGTCGGAGGAGCAATAAAAATACTTGCATCAGGCTTGCAAAGTTTGGGGTCAGTTGTAAGCAGCATCTTCCATGGCATCGTCAACACAATTAGCAGTGCAATGAGCAGTGCAAAAGGATTTGTAAGCAGCGGCATTCACGGAATTACAGGATTGTTCAGCAACGCAGGAAGCCTACTAAGCGGGGCCGGTAAAGCCATCATGAATGGTCTTTTGAATGGCTTAAAGTCGGCATGGGGAGCTGTCACAAGCTTTGTTGGTGGGATTGCCTCATGGATCGCTAAACACAAAGGCCCAATTCGTTATGATGCTCGTCTCTTAATCCCTGCTGGTAATGCAATCATGGGTGGCTTGAATCAAGGACTGCAAAAATCCTTTGGGACTGTTCAGAAGACGGTTTCCGGTATGGCAGGTGATATTTCTGACAATATGTCGGCAAATATAAGCAACTTGTCCATGGCTGGCACGCAATTCAGCTCTGGAGATGTCACGCAGTCAATTGATGCAAGCGAACGAATCACGCCAAACATTTACGTCCAAAACAACGTTGATAAGAATGGCATTAACAGCATGGTCAAAGAAGCGGACGCTAATGACGCAGCCGTTAGCAGCTACTTTCGGCCGATTGGAGGGTAGTATATGGATCTATTAGTTGAAAAGCTTGATGGTAGCCGCTACTACCTGAGCCAATACAAGGTGCTAATAACTGATTTCGAGGAGTCAGCACCATCGGTTACTAGAAACAACAGGCAGCTTGACCAGCGCAACGGTAACATCGACTTTGGAGGCTGGCACACAGACAAGACAATCAATATCACCGGTTACTACCGTGCTGACGATATTGATGAAGAAGAAATGCTTCGTGAAAAGCTGTATGCGCTACTTTCTGACCCGAATGGATATTACATCACCCAGCTCAAAACAACGCCCAACGTGGCCATGGAACGGCCGGGTGAGACGTATGGCGGTTACTATGATAAGTTGAGCAACTATCCATCTCACAAGCGGTTCCTAGTCTATACGGAAGCACCTGAGATGGAGCTAGTTGGCAACGTCAATGGAACACTATTGTATAAACTGACAGCCGAATTTAAGACGATGAAACTGCCGTATGGTGAAACACCGCCGAATGATATTGATGTTAGCAGCAACGTCCCGTACCGAGGGACAGTTCCATGCAATCAGCTCGAACAAGGATTCGCCGTTCAGCTAACCGCAACTGGGACAGCGTCCTCATTGTCGTTCAAAATAGATGATACTGAGGCTACTTCTAGCAATGCTGTTGCCGCTGGTGATGTAATCTTGCTGAACGGATTTAGTTACACGCAAAATGGGCTAAGTATCGTCAGCAAGACGAACAAGGCCTATTTTATTTTGCAACCAGACAAGTCGAATAAGATCACTTGCAATGTTTCCGGATCCGTCAAGATCCTTGGTTTCCAAAATCTATACGCATAGGAGGCGTGATTATTGATTACATTCACAGACGTTGAGAATAATGAATATCAGGCCCAGTGCGAGATTGAGAAAACCGATGCGGTGAATGGTGAGAAATCATTATCTGGGACAATCTATTTTGGCCAAGATGTTAAGAGCAACATTGCCAAAGGCTGGACGCTCTCTTTTCTTGGTGAGGACTATGTTGTTGTCACGTACACGAAGAACGACAAAGAGAACACTGTTGCGTTCAGCG